CTCAGCGAAGAACTACGACGGTTCGCCGCTGCAGTGCATGCTGGACGGGATCGAGATGCCTGAAGGTGCGCTGGTCGATCAGGACGATCCTACCGATGAGCCGGAGGATGACGGTGTCAAAGATGACGCCGAAACCGAAGAAGCGGCCCCGGAGAAGGACGAGATCGACGAACTGGGTCTCGACAGCTAAAAAACGGCGGGAGGGTGAAAGCCCTCCCACTTTCCACACCAACTGGAGGCATTTATGCTAAGTCTTGAAGACATCAACAACGTACAGACGGACGAATTCATTGAAGAGAAGGTCTATCCGCCTATCGTACCGGGCCGAGTTGCCCACATCGACGCAGACTTCCTCGCCTACTATGCCTCTTACGAGCGCGAGGGCGAGAACCGCACGATGGAGGACGTCCAGCTTGCTGCGACTACCATGGTGACCGACCTGCGGCTCACCTGCGCTGCAGAGCGCGCTGTGCTGCACCTGACGCCCAGCCAGTCCACCAAGGGCGGGCGATACGAAGCGGCCACAACCAAGGCATATCAATCGGCACGGGTGAGCGACAAGCCTAAGCTGCTCGAAGCTCTCCGCGACTGGATGTCGAACACACGGAATATCCCGCACACCTCGGGCAAGTCGTGGGAAGACGCTGAGGCCGACGACGGTATGGCGGAAGCGGCATGGGCTGCATACGAGGAAGGCACCTCGGACCTGTGCGTCGTTGCCAGCCGCGACAAAGACCTGCGGATCGTTCCGGGCCTGCACCTGAACTTCGACACGGGTGAGATCGAAGGCGCAGAGGGCACGTTCGGATACATCGGCATCCACCAGCCCTTGAAGAAAGACCCGGAGACCGGGAAGATGAAGAAGGGCACAGCCAAGCCGCGCGGTTACGGCACAAAGTTCTTCTGGTTCCAGATGATCATGGGCGACAGTGCTGACAGCATCCCCGGCATCCCGAAGAAAGGTATCAAGGCGGCGCACGATATGCTCAAGGATTGCGAGAGCGACCGGGAGTGTCTGGACGTCGTCAAGGCCGCGTACAAAGAGCACGGCGAAGGCCCCGGATGGAACCACTGGGAGACGAAAGAACCTATACCGTGGTCCAAGGCTTTCATGGGTACCGCCCAGTGCCTCTGGATGCAGCGCCACCCCGGCGACATCAACGACGTCAAAAAATGGATTAAGGACATCATCAATGGCAAATAAGAACAACTGCGAACTTGAGTTCCCGTATGGCGTCATCCTGTGCTACCCGCACTCTGATGGCAACGCGGTCAAGGTCGAGCTTCGTGGCCGGTTCGGTCGTCGGAAGCTGCGCAAGATGTTGCGCGAGATCACGCCCCTGACCAAGAAGGACGAGATCGAGTTCTGCATTGACAACTTCTGCACGAAGCTGGTCCCCGTCGACTGGAAGGCGCAAGTAGCCGCGATCTACGAGGAGGGCCAGAAGGATGCGGAAGCTCAAACATCGTGAGATCAAGGGCAACCGTGACCGCATCCTCGCCGAGCAAGGCAACCGCTGCGGCCTATGTCAAATACCGCTGGCGGAAGACGACGCGGTACTGGACCACTGTCATACGTCTGGCCGACTGCGCGGCGTGCTCTGCCGCAACTGCAACGGTATTGAAGGCAAGGTACACAACCTAGCCCGCCGTGCCAAGCGGAAGTTCACGCCCGAATGGTGGCTTGCTCGTCTGATCGAGTATTGGGATCATCACGATGAGAACCCTTCGGACCTGATGCACCCAACGCACAAGACCGCCGAGGACAAGCGCCTCCTGCGGAACAAGAAGGCCCGAGAAAAGAGGGCTGCAGAGAAGACATGAAGTTCAAGTGCAATCATTGTGAACAGCCTGTGACACCGCCCCGGCTGTTCACCGAGACCAAATTCAAATGCAAGTCCTGCGGCGCTAAGTACATACAACTGGTAGTGCGGGAGATCAAAGAGGACGTCTGATGGCAACAATACAAGAGCAGATCGCTCGCGAGAAGCACATGATAAATCGGGGTGCTGCGAAATACCGGCACCAAGAAGCCAATGCTGTTGATCATGGGCGCGTGCAGGACACGACGTACGCCCAAACGATGACCCGGTGGTTCATGGGCGATCTGATCGAAGCGATTAAGGAAGCCACAGACACGAGCGGGCGGGCGGTGAAGATGGGTGCCGCCCGCAAGCGCCTGCGAACCGTTGCACCGGAACAAGCGGCCATGATGGGCCTGCGCGCAGTGTTCCAAGACATCTTCACAGAGCGCAGTCTGCCAGCCCTTGCCAAGACCATCGGCATGATGATCGAGGACGAGGCGAAGTTCAGCCAGTTCCAAGACGAACACGAGGCGTACTACAACACGATCATTGAAGACTTCAAGCGGAAGAACACCACCCACTATCGACACCGTCACCGCGTTCTGACAAACAAGCTGAACGAGAAAGAGGTGCAGTGGGAAGACTGGGGACCGAACCAGCGTATGCACGTCGGGATGCTCGTCATGGAAGCCATCATGACATCCACTGACCTGATCGAGAAGAAGCTGATGCGCTCGGGCCGGAAGACCACTTGGTTCGTGTTACTCACCCCGGCAGCTGCCGAGTGGATTGAGAAACACAAGGATCACATGTCGCTGCTCCAGCCGGAGTTCATGCCGACTGTCGTCGAACCCGATCCGTGGGTCGCGCTGGATATTGGAGGCTATTACACACCGGCTGTACGCCGACGCCTCCCGATGGTTAAGACCCGCGACGAGACACACGCAGCGATGCTGCGCTCGTCCGACCTGTCCATACCTATTCGAGCAATCAATGCAGTACAAGCCACGCCGTGGCGCGTAAACGCACGTGTGCATGCTGTCGTTAAGGAGGTGTGGAAGAAAGGCTTGCGGATCGGTATGGCGTCACCGGACCCTATCGAAATACCACCGTCACCTGTGGACGGTGTCAAGAAGGAGGACTTCACCGAGGAGCAGCAAGAGTTGTTCGTCGAGTGGAAGCGCATCGCTGCGCGCCTCCACACAGAAGAGAAGGACCGCGTCACCAAGAACTTCCAGACTGTGCGGATCGCACGCGCAGCCGAGGAACATGCCGATCTGGAGCGCTTCTGGTACGTCCAGCAGTACGACTTCCGCTCTCGAATGTACTCAATCACATCTGCATTCTCTCCGCAAGGCCCGGACATGGGCAAGGCTCTGATCGAGTTCGCCGACGGGAAGACACTAGGCAAGCGCGGCTTCTTCCATCTTAAAGTTCACTTCGCCAACCTGTGCGGATATGATAAGGAAGACCACGATGAACGAGTTCGATACACCGACGAGCGCCGCGATGCCATCATCGCCTGCGCGAAAGACCCTCTGGGCGAAGCTAAGCACCTGTGGGTCGATGCTGACAAGCAATACTGCGCGTTGGCTGTCATCTTTGAACTGGCTGATGCGTACACTGTTGGGCCGGAGCATGTGCTTAATCGCATTGCTGTTGCACGGGATGGAAGTTGTAATGGCCTACAGCATTATTCCGCTATTCTACGTGATCCGGTCGGCGCTGCCGCTACCAATGTGCGGCCTTCTCAAAACGGTGTGGCAGACATTTACACTGAAGTGGGCAAGGCTGCAGGTGTACGCCTACGTAATGCTCTTATGGCTGACGACGCGCGGGTGGAAGTTGCGCGGCAAGCGTGGCTGACCTACATCTGCGGTGGAGGTCTACCCCGGAAGCTGGCGAAGAAGCCGGTCATGACCTTGCCCTACGGCTCAACGAAGCGCGCCTGCGTGGATAGCGTGCTAGATTACCTCCAAGACCTCGGTATCGACCTGTTCCCGCAAGGCACCCGCATGACCTCGGCGCAATACATCACAGACCATCTGTGGGCCGCTATCGCCGACGTGGTGCTGGCTGCGCGTGTAGGTATGGACTGGATACAGAAGGTCGCAGCAGAGCTTGCCAAGGCAGGCCACCCGCTGACATGGACAACCCCGACCGGGTTCGTTGTGCACCAGAGCCGGAACAAGATCAAGAAGATACGCATTCGCACCCAGTTGTGCGGAGAGATGTCTCTGCAGATCGGAGAGTTCACGGATGAACTGGACAGTCGGAAACAGGCAGCAGGGTCTGCACCGAACTACATTCATTCCAATGACGCGGCGCACATGCAGCTGACCATCAGCCGTATGCCGGAGGGAACGTGCTTCGCCATGATCCACGACAGCTTCGGTACATACGCCTGCGATACAGACCTATTGGATGAAGCTATCCGAGAGGCGTTCGTGGACATGTATCACGACGTGGACGCGCTCGGAGACTTCAAGGAGGAGCAGGAAGCCCGGACGGGCGTCACCCTCCCAGATGCCCCGGCGCTTGGCGACTTCGACGTCCGAGAGGTGCGTGGCAGCGTCCACTTCTTCGACTAGCCGTACACTATTATAGGATAGACAACAACCACAGGAGGGTTGCATGTCACACTATGATAGTCTGACGGACGAAGAGAAGATCAAACTGGCGCAATCGTCCATGCGCTACCGAGTTCCCATCGCACCTGCTCTGGTGCGGTGGCTCCATGATGAAGGTCTGCATGAGCAGGTCACCAACCCACCGAAAGGAACGCAATGACCAAAGCACTGCCATACGTATCGTGGCGTCGGCGCGGACTTGAACTGCTAAAGCGGGCGCGACAAGAACTAGCGCCTAAGCCTGTGACCCCGGCGACATCCCTCGAACAGGTCATGTATGACGCCGGTATCGCCAAGGCGCTTGAGCATGTCGAGTACCTGATGGACAACCACGACAAGATCGGACTGCCCGATGGATGATCTGAAGCGACTGTTCCATGAAGCGAACGAGGAGTTCCTACTCGGTCTCTCGTGGTCGGAGGACGCCGCACCTGCAATTGCAGCAGGAAATGTCATCGTCCGGCGCGACATGCACGGAGAACCGATTGGTTTCATCGTCTGGCAAGTCGTAGGTGACGTCTGGATCGAGCGGCTGCTATACGTGGTCCCGCGAGCACGCGGCGGCATATCTGCATATCGGCTTCTGCGGGACTGGACCAACCGCGCCACTCTGGCGCACATAACTAAACTCCACGCGGGTTCATCCCTTGGACACACAGACCGGGCACGACGCCTGTACGAAAGTCTGGGTTTCAAGACGCACCTGCGGTTTGAAAGGAATTACCATGTGTGATCTTTTCTATCCTGCCGACGCTGCATTGGCCTATAATGCAGCAGCAACCGAAGCATGGGGCGAGTTCGCCCTCCTCAATTCTGTGGAGAAATCCAATCTGTGATCCATTAACCCTACTAACGCTCGGCTCCACCGTTCTGGGTGGCGTTGCTGCATCCAAGGCCGAAGTGCCCAAGGCACCACAGCGCGAAGCAGTCGGCGGCGAAGTTGAAGACCTTGGTGCTGACGTCCAGCTTGGCGCAGACACTACTGCCGAGGATCGAAAGAAGAAGAAGAAAGACCTGCGCGGCACCGCCACGGTCACATCGACTTCCGGGGCGACTGTTCCGAGTGGTGCTGGGATCAGCATCCTATGAGCAACCCAGTGCCGCACAGCCCCGCCCTACCCAGCCTAACAGATGAGACACCGCACGAGCAATTCAAACGTCTCGACGGTCTCCGTCTGTCACGGCTTCAGGCATCGGAAACGTTCGCCTATTACACCATCCCATCGGTCTTCCCTCGCGAAGATACGGGAGACGACACCACCGGCGTGGGTATGCTGGACGCCATCGGCGCTTCGGTTGCCAACCACTTCGCGAACAAAGTCGTCACCACGATGTTCAGCCCGAACAAACCGTTCTTCCGTATGATCCCTGATCCGAACTCGAAGGACGCGCAGAAGCTCAAGCAGCTGCAGGAAGAGGCCGAGGACGTCGACAAAGAACAGGTCGCTGCGATCATCAGCAAGTTCCGCACCAAAGCCTCTCGCATCGAGAAGGACGCCGTGCAGCACCTTGAGAGCATCGGGCACCGCACCGCCGCAACGAACCTTGCCAAGCTCCTGATCATCACCGGCGACGGCGTGATCAAGTACAACGGCGACCGGAAGCCTACCGTCTATACGATGCGTGATTATGTCTGCATCAAGGACGCGGCAGGCGACGACAAGGTTCTGATCATCCGTGACGCTATGTCCTTCGCCCAACTCCCGACAGCTACCAAAGAGCGGCTGTTCGAGTCCATGAGCGAAAAGCCCGTAGCCACCACCCAGATCACGGTGTACACCCGATACGCATTGGACGACGATGGCCGATACACCATCGACCAAGGCACAGACAGCGTAGACAGCCTGACACAAGGTGAGTTGAAGAAGGTGACCAAGGACGACATGGTCCACACGCACCTCAGCTGGAACCTGACCCGTGGTGAGAACTATGGTCGCGGGCTCGTCGAAGACTACGCTGGCTCGTTCCATATGATCGACGCGATGTCTCGAACTGTCGCCATGCTGGTGGCACGTCTGGCCTCACAGAAAATCCTTGTGGACCCGAAGTCGATGGTCGACGTCGTGGCCCTGAACTCAGCGAACAGCGACACATACGTGTCCGGTACACCTGACGCCATCGGGACCGAGAAGATCGTTGATCCTAACGACGTGATCATGCTGGAGCAATCCATCGCAGGGCACAAGCGTCAGATCAGCAACGCCTTCCTTTTCGGTACCGGCACCGTGCGGGACGCCGAGCGTGTGACCGCTGAAGAAATCCGCGAGAACGCTGCAGAGCTTGAACTAGCCCACGGTGGCGTGTACTCCCGCTTCGCATCTGACTGGCAGTCAAAGACCGCACGACAGGCTGTAGCCGCCGTCAGCACACCGATGGGCGATGCTGTGGCACCGCAGATCATCACAGGTATGGATAGCTTGTCCCGCCACGGTGAAATGCAGTCTGTACGCATCTGGCTGCAGGATTTGTCCATGCTTAACAGCGTCCCCGAAGATACTCGTGGCGTGATCAAGCAGGCCGAGTTCGCAGATTATGCGGCTGTACAGCGCGGTGTCGAGAAAGGCGCGTTCGTCAAGACGCCCCAAGAGATCGAAGCCGAGATCAAAGCAGAACAGGAACGCCAACTGGCGCTCCAGCAGCAAGAAGCTGCACAACAAAGCGCACAAGCCACCATCCAAGGAGCCTAACCGATGACCACTGAAAACACCGACTTCGCGAACCTGTCGCAGGAGCAGATGATCGAACTCGCCAACAAGGTGAATGCGATGCGTCCTGCAGAAGCGGGTGCCACCGAAGCTGAGGCAGAAGCCCGTCAGGCGTCTGCAGCAGTGCAGGCAACCAACTCCACTGGCCCGCAGTCGGCATCGGACCTCGCAGCCGAGGCCGCAGCGTTCGTCGCTAAGAACAGTGATGCAGAAGCCGAGCAGGCGAAGAAAGACGCCGAAGCCTTGGAAGCGGAAGCACCGGCAGAAGCCGAAGCTGAAGCAGAGGCAACCCCCTTCCCGACCTCGGAAGACCCGTCCCTGAATGCAGCCCTCAACCTTATGAAGACTGCAGGCGTGCCCGCTGAACAGGTCGGCGAACTCTTCCAAGAGGCCATCAACACCG